CCGGTAGCCCGCTTTATTGCGGAACCAGTTGCACCATTAAATAGTACTATTTCGCTATCTACGGATGATGCGGCAGCAGATACATAGCCACCAGGGTCTATAGTGGCACGGTCAAAAGTAATGCTGGTAGTGCCAATAGTAATGGGATTGGCAGACGTTACCACCCAAAGACTTTCAGCATAGACAGAACCAGCAGTTACATAGACCAGCGTGCCATTAACGATGTCGCGGTTGCCATCAAAGTCAGGCTCGCGCACCCAAGAGCCGGTGCTGGCCTTATAAATGCCGTTCCCGCTTTGAGTGTTCTGGTTCATAACCAACACCCGGTCATCAGCCACCAGCGCCACACCGTCAACGGTCTGAAGGCCAGACAGCGTAATGTTGGCAGTAGTCCTGACACGGCAAGGAGCCTTAATGGCAATGCCACTGTTGATGCCGCGAATCCTGTCAATAGTAGTATTGCTCATGATAACCCCAATAAATAGGATAATTATAACAAAATTAACTGTTTAAGGCAAGGTATCTTCGGCGTACTGCTTATTGGCCATACGCGCGATTTCGGTTATTTGCCGCTCTAAATCAGCAATTTCCTTCGTTTTTTGTTGAGCCGACATTTCCGTGTCTTTTTCTAACTCGGTTATCTGTTTTCCTAGTTCATTAATTTCATTGCGCGATTCAAGAATAACCTTATACGCATCAATTTTTTTAGAGTTTGCCTCATAAAAAGCATCCCTCTTATCTTCATTTTTGAATCTTCCCTGTTTTTCATTGTATGTGCTATAAGCCTGCTTGGCTTCTTCAAAGTTATCAAAGAAAGTGCGAGAGGACTGAGAGCGATAGCCAGCTGGATTGTCTGGCGTAAATGCCCGCAAAAGAACAGTATCTGAATCGGTTAATTCATCCTCTGGAACTGGCTCATTATTCCACCTTTGAACCAGCTCAAATATTTTATTTCCAGCGTCGGCAACATAGCGCTCGCCACCGCCAAGAGCGCCCTTAACGGATTTGTCTATTAGCGCCGGAGAAACATTAAATATTTTACCAAGTTCTTTTGCTGTTTCGCTTGTTTGCTTGGTATAGCGGAACTCTGGCTGAAGGTCGTCAAGATATTTTGGATATATTTCCCTGCCAGTAAAAAAGTCATGATTAGACGCAATTTCAACTGCGGTTTTTACCAAAGGCGGAAGCGGGACAAAAGTAGTTGGATCTCCAATGGGAGAAACAGAACTAAGCGCACCTTTAGCATAATTAAACCAAAAATCACGCATTTCAGGTTTATCACCTTTATACGACCATAACATTACATCTTCTATGGTAGTGCCAAAGATGTAGCCTGGCGCAAATGGTTTGGGGATTTTGCGCCATTCCCCCCCAGACTTAAACAACCAAAACCTAGCGCGATCTAATTCTGTAAATTCAAAATATTCTTCTCGCTCATCATCGGGCGCACCATACAAATAATATCCCGTCAACAAAAAGCTGGGAAGCGTAATCGTTGCTAAGCCATAAAGTGTAAATGCTTTTGGGTTCGCTTTTGCTGCACGAACAAGTTTATCCGCGCTTTGAATACCAGATCTAAAAAATGGCAGATAGCGTTGCGCCAAAACTGCGGCCACCCCACCGCCGCCCCTAGTGTAATCATACAAATCACGCGCAGCTAATGCCGCCTCAAAATCAGAGCCACCCGCTTTTTTGACCGCATCATACATAGACACACGCGGAATTTTATCAGCCGCAGAACCCATCTTAGCAAGTACTTTAATTGGATTTGCATACTTCCAATATTTGCCCTGCTTATTTTCCAAAAGTTCCTGATATGTTTTTTCTAAGTTTTTATCATCAAGCTCCATGTAGCTGTGACCAAACTTGCCACCAGAGGCTACATAGGATTTATAAAGATCATTGTTACCGCCGCTAACAACACTTAAAAATCCGCGCACAATATTGTTTGGCTTTATCTTTCCTTCAGAAAGAATAGCAGATGATTGAGTTTCCCTAATAATAGAGCTTGCAATAAACTCCGGTATAAGCGTTGTGGCGGCGGTAAGAGAGAGTCTTGGAATGGCAAAAAACGTATCAATCCACCCAAGCTGAGATGGGTTAAATGAATTCATCATTTTCAACATGGGAGCAGAAATCTTATAGTATTTTTTTACACCATTATCAAAAACGGTAATGGTATCGACTCCAGATTTTTTTGAGTATTGCACATATTCAGGCGCATATTTAGACATGCGGCTTATGGCAAGTGCCACTTGATTTCTGGAAGCTATGTTGTGAATTTTGTAAGTATTTTTAATTATGCTTTCAAAAACAAACTTAACCTCTTTATCGGAACCAACAATTTCCTGAATAACTTTATCGGCATTAGCAGCAGAAAACACCTTGTTATTAACAAAGTCGCCTTCGGCATCAACCTCATCAAACACGCGCTGAAATGGAACATAGTTAGGGTTAGCGAGAACAATCGCATCGTATGAGTCCTGACTTATGTTACCCGAAGAAACAAGTAGCTTTAGCACTCGCCGTTGATAGTCATATATTTCTTCAGCAAAAATATCAAAAAACTTAAACTTCTTGCCATATTTAGCAGCAAGGCGCGTCATATCGGCAATAGATTTTGCCTTTTGCTCATTGCTGACTTTAATATCTTTTTGCGAAAGATCTTCTATATACCTGCGAGCAACAAGATAATCGTTAAAATCTTCTTGCCGCTGGTCAATGCTTGGCTCGTCATTAACAAAGGTGTTGTCAAAGTCATCAAGCACAGCCTTCAGCGACTTACCTGTTATTTCATAATTACCAGTTTGCTGATTAAATTCACTGGTATAAAGATTTAAAAAGCTCTGCGCCCTGACAACAGCAGATGCGTGCATTCGAGCAACTAACTCAGGCTCCTCCCAAGGCTTTAAAGACGCACCGCGCTTTTTGGCTAAATCTTTTAAAAGTTTTAACGGCTGATACTTATTTACCCAATAGGAATAAAATCTGTTCCATGTGCTGATGCTATTGTCTATTTTTACAGGGTTTTTCTTCGATTCTTCTTTAATGACTTCATTAGCCGCTTCAATATCAACCAGAGCGCCAAATAGCGGAATGCCATCAGCAAGCTCGGCATCGCTGCTATATTCACGCTCTAATACTGATTTAACAGCAGATTCAATATCAGCACCATTATTTACCGCATTGCGAACAGCGACAAGTTCTTTGGCGTTCAGCCTTGCATTCTGCGCTTTTGCTGCTTCAATAATTTTCTTATCAGTTAAGCCATCTTCGGATTCATCATAAATAGCTTTGGCGATAGTTCTAATATCGGCATTTTCAATATCTACACCCTGAGCAGACACTTGATCTTTCAGGCGCGATAACTCATCTTGGCGCTCTTGCTTTTGCCGCATATCAGGAGTCATGCGCGGGTTGCCAACCTCATTGGCCATTTCATCTTTTAACCACTGAAGATCAACATAACCGCCATCGCCAGATTCATTGGCAAACAATTCGTACTCGCTTAAAGCATCATTAAATTCACTGGCAGGAATATTATCAAGACCAGTAATCTTACCGTCTGCTCGCGATATGTCATTGATGTATGACTTTGGGAGGCCAGCATCAATTAGCTGCTTAAAGGCATCGGAGCCGCGCTGAATATAACCCTTAGATTTTATCCATGCCTTAACGGGTCGTGGGCGCAAGTCCATCGTTTTTTTAGTGACAGGCGCACCAAGCAAGTCTGTTTCTTGCTGAGCTTGTTTTTTCGCTCTGGCCGCTTCTTTTGTAGCAACGCTTTTAACATAATCCTTGAGCGCCTTCGCCGTCGCGGCGAATGGCATAATCAGCCTATCAGTTTCTTTCTGTGCCTGAGCAGCAGTTATAGGGTCTAAAGGCGGAGGGGTTTCTGCATCAAAAACCTCTTGGGTAACAATCTCGCCATCTGCAAAATTAATGTCATACGCCTCAACAGGCGGCACAAGAGACTCGGCCTCATCAAACGTGATTGCATCAGAGATAAGAGGATACGAAGAAGTCGGCGCACCTATTTGAGAATCAATAAATTCATCAATTTCGGATGGAGATAGTTGATCCAATGTTTCCTGCGCTTTTTCTTTTGACATCCCATACTTTTTCTCAAGCACATTAGACGCAAAGCTAAGGCCAGAACGAGTGGTTCCGGCAACAGAAATTATGCCAGCCTCGACAAGAAGCTGGTCTTTATCCGGAACAATAGTATCAAGATACTTGTCAAAGGTGGTTACATCACCAAGCAGAGCGCCAGTAGTCGCACGCCATACATCGTTTATGCGCTCCTCCCCAAGTTCTTCGAGCGCCCCATTCCAGCCGACCCTAGAAAAGAAATCAGACATTTTTGCATTTGGATTTATTTCTTTATAAACCTTATAAAGAGCAGAGGTAAACTCAGATGGCAATTTATCAAACATTGGCATCAAAGCAGACTTCATTCTACCAGTGACAGGCGAAATAACTTTACCAATAGCAGGGCCGGAGAACTCACTAAGCACTTCGCCGTAGCTATAAACGCTGGCCTTTAATGCGCTTTTAAGCGGAGATTCTTTGCTCTCCTTAAAAATCACCTCACCCCTATCAGTGACGCTCATAAAATCATTAAGGCGAAGATCAGCATATTGCTGGTATGGCAAGTCAGTAACCAACGTCCTAGCACCAATTTTAGCCGCCCCTTTTGCAACACCTTTGGCTGTAGTTTGTTTAAGCGCCTCCATTATTGTTTTTTTAACAACGGGCTGGGCAGCGGCTTTGGTAACACCAAGGCCGGGGATAACTTTGGTTGGGGCTAAAAACTCAAAAATAAAGGCGGGCATTTGTGCCAAGCCAGATACAACTTGCCCGCCGACAGAAACACCACGAAGGTTGTATTCAATATAATTACGCATAAAAGTATTAACCTCTTGCGTTTCGGCAGCACTCAATTCTTGACCGCCGTTTTGACGCTCAAGCAGGCCCTGAACCTTTAATGCGTTTTTCATATATGCCACACCACCATAGGGGGCTGTGGCAGATACAACGCTACCGCCAGCACTTGCGGCAGCGGCATCAAAACCTTCCGTAATTGTGTATGGCCCCTTAGCTTTAATGGTTTGTATTTCTTCTGGGCTAAAAAAAGTTTCAGCCAAACGGCCAAGCGTTTCCTGCTGAACATTAAGCTCATCTACAGCAGCAATCTCATCCGGCGTCTGGGGTGCATCAATATTAACGCCGGAAACAAGCGGTTTTTGTTTTTCGGCCACTGGAACGGGAGCAGAAGCGCCCTCCTCTAAATCGATGGTCATCTCCCTCAGTCTTTGCAGACCGCGCTCTTCTTCGTCAGTGGGGGCTTGGGCGGGGGCACCATCATCCATATCGATGGTCATCTCCCTCAGTCTTTGCAATCCTTGCTCTTCTTCGTCAGCAAGTGAGTTCTGCTGTTCTGTTGTGGGCATATCACTGGCAAGCATCTGATCTTCTGGTAAGCCAGTAGCCTCATCAATAGCTATATCTTGTTGATTTACAGTTGATAACTCAGCCATTACTTGCTCATTTCCTTAGCGCGAAGATTGGAAATAATTTCCTGTGGTGTTCTCTTTTTTTCTTCAGCTACTTTTGCCACCATCTGCATGGTTAGACCAAGAGAAGCAAGAAAGTCCGCATCGCTTTGTGTGGCTTTTTTTACAAGAGTAACTGCCCGATCTCTGCGTCCACTTAAAAGGTTTTGAATAACCTCGTTAGCTTTTAAGTTAAGTTCGGCTTCATTGTTTTTATCAATGTCAAGCGTTGCATAAAAAAAGTTTCTAGTCGCCTCACCAATATAGTCAGGCGGTAATTTTTGTTTAAACAACTTTACCTTGTCAGAAAATTTTCTGCCAACCTGCTGAGTAGAGTCAGCAATCTTAGCATTAGTTAGCTGATTAATTTGACCATTAAGTTTTGCTGCGTCTTTAGCATTAATACTGCCATCTTCCTGAGCTTTTAGAAGATCGTTTTTTAAATTAGAAACACCGATTAAATAATCTTTTGCGTTTGATTTAGGGAGGGCGCTTAAATCATAAGCCCTTGTAATAAAATCGCTAAAAAGATTTTTATTGCTTTGGCTATCTATTTTTGATTGAGCGGCGACTATCCGCCTTCCCTGAGCGGCAAAATCAGTATTGATTGCACCCTTTAGTTCAAGCTGGCTTATCTGAAGTGTTTTTTCTTCTGGTGTAATCGCTTCATCATTCACAATATCAGAAACCTTACCACGCATATTAAGCCGAGCCTCGCCAATAATTTTGGCTTTCTCCTTTAATGGCAGAGAATCAAACTCGGTTCCTGTTTTTACAAATGACTCGCCATTAATGCTGGCGCGTACAGCGGCAAGATTGGCGGCGTATTGCTTAGTGTTAGGGCCAATATTCTTTTCTGTTCCAGCATAATAAAGCTCATCAACTTTTTCTTGATTTCCGTTAGCAGAGCGAGAATGTTGAGCAATAAGTTTTGCCGCTCCCTCAACAGATTGGCGCGGATCATTGCGGTCAGTAACCCCAAGCGCGGTTGCCGTTGCAGTTTCAAGTTGCATTAACCCACCAGCTTGGCCAAGTTTTGTAGCCTGCCCTTGCGCAGATGGATTAAGTCCGGATTCTATAATAGCTCGCAGTTTAAGTTCTTTAGGGTCAACACCATACTTTTGACCCATTTCGTCGAACAACGGATCAAACTCACTTGGCTTTTCAAGTAAAGACTGAATTTCAATAATTTTATCGGTGCTATATGGAGATACCGTATCCGCCCCTTGAATTTTTTGAGGCTCAACAATTTCGCCCTTAGCAGATGGAGCAATGGCCTTATTAGCAATGGCGGCTCTATCCTCATCGGAACGAGCATTCCATGTTGCTAATGATGCTTTTTCCCGAAAAGATGCTTTTCTTTTCTCTGCCTCTTGCTCTCTATTATCGCCAAGAAATGATTTATTTTTATCTATATATATGTCAAAATTTCTAATAATTTCCTGCCGTGAATTATCGTCAGGAGCAAGAACATAAGCCTCAGCCAGCTTATCTTCATTAGAATTAATTCCAGCCAAAGTTACGTCGTTTCTTCTGGCCGATGCTTTAGTCATGATGTTGTCATAATTAGATGCCTGCTTTAATTTAGCGGCCATCATAAATTTCTGACGCGTTGCATTGTCAGTTATAAGTTTTGCAGCTTCAGCGATATTTTGATCGGAAGCCTCAGTATAACGAGGCATGTATCCTTGGTAATTATCATCGGCAGTGGATTCAACGAGCGTCTTTGCATCACGAGATAAAAACTCTACATTTGCATAACTTAGTTCAAGATCATTCTGGTTCTTTTGCTGTTCTTCCACCTGTTTATTCAAAGCCTCGCCAACCTGCGAAATTTGCTGACCAGTCTTAATCATGCTCTCAGCGCCAGTAGAAAGGTCAACAGACACCATGCCCCTGCCAGACTGGGGAATTGCTCGGCGGCCAAGAGATGGTGCGTCAGGAATAACAGCCATTATATTAACTCATCCATGATGGTTTTACATTGCCAGCTTTTTGCCACGGCAAGCCAGATGAGGCAAATGCTTCACCCCCATAGGTTCCAGATGGCATTGCCGTTGAAGAAGTTCCGTATTTTTGGTACAGGCCTTGCCCAATTCCGCCGGCTATGGTGCTTATTCCACCTATCATGCCAGCCTTCTTGGCTTGCTTGCCTTCCATGCGCTTTGCAGCAGCGCCAAGTTCAAGGCCACGGGCGGTTTCCTCACCCTGAAATAAAGCAGAAAGCGCGTTGTATTCGCCCTGCTGGGCAATGCCACCCATAAGGCGCATAGCGGTAGGATCAAGCGCACCGCCGCCAGAAGATGCCAATACGGCTTGACCGCGTGAAAGGGCGAGGTCTGCCTTGCGACGTTCCTCAATAGCTGCGCGTTGAGCCGTAGCGCGCTCCTGTCCAGCCTGTTGCTGGGCCTGTGCTGCCTGAAACTTCGCACTAACATTAGCAGCGCGGCCAGCCTGCATCTGACCAAGGCCAGAAACGATGCTTCCACCAACTGTAGCCGCTAGAGCCGCTACTTCAATACCACTCATAACTTACCCCATATACCTGTATAACTTACCATATTTAGTATCAGCATGGTAGCAAAAGCCTAGGGATTGTAGATACTTTCCAGAATTATTGGTGTACGCATAAATCGGCAGCTTAATATCATTAAGCATTGCCATAGCTTTTTTAGACCACCGCCAGATAGTCATCTTTGGAGCATTAATATCTTTTTTCATATCAGAAAACATTATCCGTATATTTTTCTTTTCTATCGTTACACCAAAGATTGCAACCAGTTCGCCATTAAGCAGGATAGAATAACCCTGAATGGTACGCTCTGGTTGTTTATTATAAAATTTTACATAATCTTCATGTGTTATTGGTTTTATCTCAATATTCATAGCCTGTCATTAGTCTGAATCGTCATAACGGCAGCTTGCAACGTGCATGGCATCGGAGCCATAGCCTCAAGGCATAGCCTCGAATCAGTATCAAATTCCTGCTCAAACTCAAACGGGCGCTCATCATACTGCGTCCAAATGTAGTTGGCATCCACAGCCTCGCCGCGTTCAATTAATGGCAGTTCATAGAGCGCATCAAAGCTGCGGCCATAGCGCAGGCCACGGTTATGGGTATTACGCATAATGACACCAAGATGCTCAACGCGCTTGCTCTGTAACAAAGCTGTGCCACCCTGTGCGGCATAGCATAGCTTAGTGCTCTTAAACCGAGCCTTGTAGGGCAAACCAACAACATAGCTGGTTACAGCAGTACCCAGAGTAATAGAGCCTCCGCTAACGGTAAACGTAGTCTGCGTGCCATTCGTGCGGGGGGAATAGTTTACGCCATTAGCCCATACCACCACCTGCTCACCCTCAAGGTGGCTTAATCCGGTAATCGTGGCATTGCTGGACTGTGTACCAGCCACAAATGAGTCAGCTTGCTTATTTTGGGTTCCGCCCTCGCACTCAGACTCAAGCGCCCATTTCTCGTAATAGCGCACGTCAGAACCATTAATAGTGCGCTTCACGCAGTAATATACCGAATCCTCAATGGAGCTTGATGTTCCGGGCTGAATCACAACATCTTCAATAACCCCATCGGTTTCAACATCAACCCAGCATTTAACATCTTCGTTGCGGTCATAGATGAAAACGCAAGCCGTACCATCGGCCTTGACACAATGAATTCGAGTATCGGGGTAACGCTGTACGGCCAAGCGCACGAATCCAGTACCGCCAATCTCAGGGATGAATGAGGTCAGGTCGGTGGTTTTATACTCAAGATCACCACCTTCATAAGTCAGTTCAAACACGCGGTTATTTCTGACAAAGATGCCAACTGTATCAACCTTAACTGGCTCAACCGCCGTGCTGCCACGAGTTGAGGGGCTTTTAAGGTTGAAGGCCGTAGGCGTCAAGGGTTCATCCAGCGAGCTTGAACGCGCCACCTTTTCAGATTTTTCCGTGCCAATGACAAGGCGCTGAAGGGCAAGTAGCCAGTTAATGACCGCTACAGGTCCAGAGCCAATGCTACGCACAATCGGGCCAGAATCGCCCTCAATGCTATCGTCATAGCTTTCATAATCATCAGATACGCTGCCAAAGATGTAGTCGCGGCCAGCCCACCACAGTCGCCCCTCATCAAGAGCAACGGAGCTTGGCCAGCCTCGCCTTGCAGACCAGAAGCCTTCCTCCCAATCAGAAGTAGCAGTAAGAGTTCCTAGTGCATCAAGTACAATGCCGCTTACAGAAGTCCCGCTGGTAAAACCAGTAATTCGAACAACACCAGATGATGTGCCAAGAGAATAGGCAAGCACAATAGATGCGCTGCCAGAAGTGTAGTTTCCGGTTTTGATTCCAATGCGGTAATAAACAATTTGGTTGTCAAGGCTATCGGCGTAGGTTGTGGTTGTTGGAATCGTATATGTGGTGACATCTTCCCAGTTACCCGTTGTTTCAATAGAGCGTTGAAGCGTAAGAGTGGCACTAAAAGTGCCAGTAATTTGAATAGTGAACCTACGAGAGTCACCAACACCAGTAACTCTAATAGAGTTAGAAAAATCATTGGCGCTGCTAAAGGTATCTTCAATGCGCTGGCCAAGGCTATTCAGGCGGTAAAGACCACCAACATCCGTGGACTTAAAAATAGACTTTGAAGCCGTAAGCGTAATATTGCCAGAAAGCGCGGAAGGCGTAATAGTCGTAGGGCTTAAATTAGGATTCCTGAACGGACCATTTTCAGCCAGATATTCAGAGATACCCCAAGACCTAGTAGCCCTGCGTTCAATCTTATACTGCTTATAGTCTTTACATGCCACAAAGATAACGTCACCAGACTGCTCATAGCGGATATTCTTCAGATCAGCCTCAGCCCAAGGTGCGGCAATAACCATATCGCCACTGGACTCAATGCTAATGGAGTCCACAAGGCTTTGGTATTCCGTTGTAGATGACACGGTAATATGAAAATTACCAGTTGGGGTAAAGGCAAAGGAGAATTCGCCTTCACGCAGGGTAGCCTCGGATACATATTCCTCGCCGCCAGAAGTGGAACCAACCCTAAACTTAACAACACCGCGGTTAATAACCACCCGCAGCCCATGCTCAGTATTAATATTACCACCACTTACAGTAACCTGCTGGGTGCGAATGGCGGCATTAGTGCCGGTTCCTGTCAGTCCCATATACCCGCCAGTGACCCAATCTGATGTAGCGCCAACTTCATCTGCATCAGTCCAGCCGGTAAGGTTAGTTCCAAAGGCACTATTGGTCATAGTCGTTGTAACGGAGGGGCGGCTTATGGGCGTATCATTCACGCGAACACGCATACCAAGATTGGTAAGTTCGACTACAGCCTGATCGGATAGCGAGTAGATAAAATTCAGATGATATGCTTTTAGGTTATTGCGAGTAGACCCAACATAACCAAACCCAGGGCGAAGCATCATGCTGCCCAAAATGCGCGGTATCCAATTCGTTTGCGTTTCGGAAGAAATGGCAAACCTGTCAATAGCGGCCATAGAGCCAAGATCGCCACGCGCAAGGCCAAGCGGGCTTACGCGACCACGGTTAAAGGCAAGTAACGCTACATTCTGCCTACCCATCGTTATTCACCCGGCTGGTCATACGCGCCTTAACGAATGTACCGGCAGGCTGGAACCGAACAGGACGGTTCATAACATCCTTGCTTCTGGCGTCAACACGCGCATCCTTGAGAGCCTTTTTAATGCGCTCATATTTACCGTCATTGCCAGTGACTTCTTCTTTTACGCGGTCTGCAAGTTCTGCCTGAGCATAGCGCACAAAGGTCTGAGGCCACAGCGAAAGGTCTAGGCCATAATCCACATCATTGGAAATATACTTGATATAAAGCGTGTCATAGTCGCAAAACCAATAACCCTGCTCATCAGAGTATTCATTCAATGGTGACTTAAAATACTCATCAAGACAAAGGGCGGCAAGGCGGACATAATCAGTAGGCTTGCTAAAAGCATACTGATAACCAAAATCAGGCGTAATAGACGCATCATTAGTTAACTCAACAGTCCTAGTAGCAAAATTCCATTGGCCTTGCTCAAGAAGATAATCAATTAGCCCATCATCAAAAGCTGCATCAAGATAATGCCTAGCGGGGCGATCTTCGGTCAAAGAACTAAGCCGCCGCTCGCCAAGCAACCGCAATGCACCATTATACAAACTGAGCTTTGATGTAGTCATTAACCTACGCCGCTAATTCTTTAATATGTTCACCAAGCCACTTGTCGGCATCTTCACGCGAGGTAAAGTTCTTACCAACAACGGCCTTATCCTCTTTGCGCACTACGCGCCACTTGTCATTTGGGCCAGCCCAGCCGATCTCAAAACCTTCAACTGGCTTTTTGTTAGCAACAGGAGCCGCACCAATAACAACATGCTCGAGCTTATGAACACGCGCCCAAAGATTGCCACGGCTGGTAATAATCAGCTTGGCATAGAATGCGCCATCTTCAGGAACAACCTCAATAATATCATGAGGGTTCATCTTCTTGGCTACATTCGACCAGTAGTTTTCATTCAAAACATCGTCAATAGTAGTGCCAGCAGCGGGGCGGGCAACAAAGGTCTGACGGGCGTAATCAGCAAGAGAAAAGGATTTTTCAAGAATCTTTGTCATGGTCTGCTCCATAAATATTAATAACATAGATATGGTACAGCAGGCAAAAAATTTGTAAACAACAAAAACCCCTGCCACCAGCCTAAGCCAATAGCAGGGGTTAATGTTTAAGCCGTTAACTAGTCGGTGTTCGTGCCAACAATGAAATTGTTTGCATCAGTCAAGTCAGCCGAACCGTTAGTGTTGATAGCAACAACACGGTGTAGGGTGACAATAACCGGACTAGCATCAGTATCGGTCACACGAACAAGGTCACCAGCTTTCATGCCGAGAGCCTTAGCATTGGTGATATAACCACTTACACGAGCAAGGGTTGCAGCGTCAGTGGAGCTATAATCCCACATGCCAACTTCACCGCTTACGTTGGTAAACGACGGGTTAACAAGGCGGGGAGGGTTAGAAGTAGAGTAAGCCATAGTCAAAATCCTTTCCTATTAGGACGCTACGTAAGCAGAGCCATCGTGGTTGATCTGAACGACACCGCTGTTCTGGAGCAGCTTAGCACCGCCGTAGAACGAGGAACGGCTGTAGCTATAATCCTGCTCAGCGTCGTAACCGATTTCCACCTTCATGCCAGAAACGTCCATGGCACAACCAATGGATGCCTTATTGTATGCATAGCATTTTTCAGTGGAAGTGCCTTTGCCAGTCAGGTTCGGATGAACGATGAAGTCGAAACCGCCCCACTGGAACACCTGCATGACGCCTTCAAACGGCTTACGCGGCGCATATTCCATGCTGGTGAAGGCTTCGGTCTGCATCAGGTAAGCATGGAAAGCGGGGGTGATTACGAAGGTCACGCCGCCATCCAGAGCTACGTTCGAGCCGAGGATAGCATAAGCCTTCATAACCAGAGCCAGCGATCCGGTGGTCGAAGTGCCGGTGTCGTTGGTGGCAGTGTCGAGCTGTTCGATGATGAGTTCATCAATCTTGCGGTTGATGACAGCCATCGAGGCTTCCTGCATGGAACGACGCT